TACGACTCGTGGTGGCAGCAGTGGCTCGATAGTCCGCCCAAAAATGCCACAGTTGTTTTTCAGCCCTCCGGAATGAGCCCCGAGGCGGACTGGACGCACCTGCTTCCCACGGATTACTACGCCGATCTGGCCGAAGGGAAGGCCGACGACTGGGTCGACGTGTACATCCATGGCAAATATGGACGCTCGCTGTCTGGCAAGCCTGTGTTTCCGAGCTTCAAGGCGGACTTTCACGTCGCCAAGAACCCTCTCACCCACATAAAATCAAACCTTAAGCCACTAATCGTTGGTTTGGACTTCGGATTGTCGCCCGCGGCGGCCATCGGCCAGCTCGATATGCTCGGGAGACTGCTCGTGTTGGAGGCTCTGACGTCCGAGGGCATGGGCATAACGAGATTTATCCAAGAAAAGCTCAAGCCCACCCTGGTGGAGAGGTTCCCGGGGCACCCTGTTATCATAATTGGCGACCCAGCGGGCTCACAACGCGCGCAGACGGACGAGCGCTCGTGCTTCGACATCCTCAAGAACTGCGGTTTCAAGGTCATCCCGGCGCGCACCAACGCCACGCAGGCGCGCATCAGCGCCGTGGAGAGATTTCTCTCGAGACAAGTCGACGGCGGGCCTGGCTTCCTGGTCGACCCGCGTGCGAAGGCAATTGTCAACGCACTAAGGGGCGGGTATCGGTACAAAATTAAAAAATCTGGCGAGATGGAAGACTCCCCGGACAAGAACCACCACTCGCACATAGCTGACGCGTGCCAGTATTTGTGCCTTCATGCCGATGGTGGCGCGATGTTCGGGAGTTCGTTCGGGCTCGAGCGCCGCGAAGTCAAGGCCGTGCGCGCCGGTGGTTGGACATAACCTCTCTTGACACGCTAACATACTAACGGTACATACTAACGTGTCGAACTCTCACAGGGAGGGGTATCCCTATGGTTAACGTGTCGCAGTCTAACCCCGCTGATAGCGCTCCTGGGGTTATCAAAGGAACGGCAGGCGCAACCTACCAGCTGAACGCTGGCGGGTATATGGTTTACGACTTGACGACCAGTGCGTCCCTGACGCTCTCGCTGCCTGCAGCGGGGTCCGTCCAGAAGGGCTACCGCGAAGTTATCGAGGCTTGGATCAGGCAGGGCGCGACCGGCTACGCCGTGACGCTCCCCACGGGTGTGAAGTGGAAGGCGGCAACTGCGCCGACGATCGACACCACGGCAAGCGTGATCTACATGCTCCGGTTCATTACGGTTGACGGTGGCACGACTTGGGTTGGTGAGCTTGTCACTGGCGGCTCGGTGAGCTAACACTTAGGACACCTAACGTGAAAAAACTTCTCGCACTCGCCGGACTGGCGCTCGCTCTTGTCCTCCCGTCGTGCGAGGAGGCTGCGCTTGCCAACGTCACTTGCTCGGCAACGGGCAACAACGTGTTCATGGACAACGGCAAGTGCTTGAACGTCGGCCACGGGCTGGCGACAGATGGCACGAGCATCCACCTGACTGCGCCATCCTCGTCAATCCTTGGTGGCATCCTGAGCGCCACGGCCCCATCGGGCACACTGATGTCCGGCGTCGACACGTCGGGCAATCCGATATTCGCGCCACTCGATAAGGGTGCCGCCGTCAACGTACTGAGGTTAGGGGCTGACCCGAGCAGCTCCGGAGCAAGTGCGTTCGATAATGCGACGATCATCAACAGCGCCTTTTCAGCGACGCCTGCTGGGCGCGGAAGTCCCGTCAATGTCTATCTTCCGTCTGGAACCTACCATATCAAAAACTCGATAAGGGTGCCGCCCGGGCAATGCCTAATTGGCGAAGGAACATCGACCATCCTTGATGTGGATATGGATTTTAATGCATCCGCGTCTGGCATCATTGTCATTTCTCCGACAAACAATCTCGATTATGTACAGCCCTGTGTGCGTGACTTACGCGTGCATGAGCATCTTCCTCCAGACTGCACGGCGATTGCGTCAGCGGCCACACAGGGTTCGACCTCTATCACCGTCAGTTCTCCGACATGCACGATCACTTCCGGGATGTGGGCCTATGACGCGACAACTGCTTCGGCCATGCCGATCGGCGCTACGTCGGTGCCGGGGACTAGCGTTTCAAGTGTTTCGGGGAGCACAGTCAATCTGTCCCAGGGCACGCAGGCAGCCATAAACAACGGGGACACGATTTGGTTCGCCCAGCCGCGGTCGGGATTTGCTGCGCTCGGAACCTGCTCGACTGTGACGGCAGGCGGCGCTCCATGCAAATACCCCTGGGCGATCTATGATAATGGCGCGCAGGATTTGCTTGTCGATGGGTTTACTTGCGACGATTGCTGGGATGGCATCTATGAGGTTGGACAGACCTTTCATTTCGGCACGATCCAGATGGCGGCTTTCGATATTGGTCTGAATGCCGGAACCTCAAATAATTTCTCCAAGATCGACACCTATGTCTTTTGGAATTTTGCGATTGTTCAAGTCGGGCCCGGCTTTACGGCAACACCGACTGCGCTTGCGGCTGTCGTCTACGATGGCAGCACCATTGCTGCGACGTTCGGGCAATCCGAAGGTCTTTCTGTCGATACCTTTCAGATATGGTCAGGAAACGTAAACATTACAAATGCCAATGCGTGGATCAGTTTCGCCAATCTTGAGCTGGATGGCAATGGTTCAAACCTTAATGTCTCAGACTGCAATTGGTTACAAATAACGAACCTTTATTCAACAAAAGGATCAGCTGCGCCTAATACGCCTGTCTCTATAACAGCCCCTACGGGTAGCTGTAGAATCATGGTGGACAATGTAAGATTTTCAGGAAACCTATCGACATCGTTTTTTAATATGTCATCGGGCCATGTCCAGATCAATAATGGAAATTTTATCTGGGTCAATTCTGGAAACTCTCTAAGTCCGTTCTTTGTCAAAAGCGGAGGACACTTAGACTTAAATCATATTGATTTTGAAAATGGTACAATGGGGACGGGGAACACCTTTGTTTCCATTACTGGTGGCGACACTATTTTCACAGGTAACAAGTTCATCGGCAATCCGAACGGTGGCGGTTCAACTGGACTTTCGATGAATGACAGCGCCTCGAATATCGTCTCAAACAATGCCTGGAATAATTGGTCATTCACCCCGTCAGGAACGCTTGGGAATTACGTCGACTCAACAGGAAGAGATTGGGCTTTCTCGACGACAACACTGAGCGCGACGGGGCCAACCACGCTAGGTACGGCGGGTACAACTTCGGTCAATGTCCCGCTTTTGATCGAAGGTACTTATACGCTCGACGCCAATCAAGGCGCTCAGTTCGAGATGTATAATTACAATGCCACAACCGGGAAGAAGTATGTTCGAGTCAATTCGAGTGGAACTCTGCAGTTTATCAATAGCGCCTATTCAAGCAATCTTGTTTCGTGGACCGATGCAGGCCTCATGACCTCATATGGAGGTATGCTGCAATTAGGTACGACAGTGCCGACGCTTGCGAGCGGACAGGGAAGTAACTACGCCTCTACGGCGAATGGCGGCGTTTTCAGCGGCTACGGGTCAAGCTATGACGTGGCGCTTGCTAACAATGCCGGGTCTATTGCCCTGGGGGTCCCGACCGGGAGCACGAATGTCGATGTGACAAATCTACTCAATGTCAACGGTGGCGTTGAAAATCTAAATGGAACCAATGTCGATCTGCGCATTCATAATACTTCCGCAGGAACGGATCAAAAATATTGGAGCATTTCGGACGGAAGCGGCGACCTGACAATACGGTCTGTGAACGATGCTTATTCTGCCGCAAGTACCTGGGTGGATTTTGTAAGAGGGTCCGGATACGCGCTTAACTATATGAAATTTGCCGCACCCTTTGTCGAGACGGGCACGATTGCGCCGACGCTCGCCACGAGTCAGGGAGGTCTGTGGGCATCTGCCACAGGCGGCGCGCAGCTTAGCGGCTACGGATCGACCTACGACGTTCAGATTTTGAACAATGCCGGAAACGCTGCGCTTCAGGTTCCAACCGGGACAACAAACGTTGCTTTTCCCGGCGCAGTATCAGTGTCCACCAATTTTATAGCACTCGGAGGTGTCGTCAGATTAACGAATACCGTAGATGACATTCAGATTAACAATACTGCAGCAGGGACAGATCAGAAATACTGGAGCATCTTTGATAGCGGGGCGTCTGGAAACCTTTCAATCCGGTCGGCAAGCGATGATTATAGCGCCTCTAGCATCTGGGTCACATTCAATCGCGGCGCGGCAGGATCAGGAACCGGTTACGCCGTAAACTACATGACCTTTGCTGCGCCATTTGTCGAGACCGGAACGACGGCCCCGACGTTGGCAACAAGCCAGGGCGGCATGTGGGCATCGGCAATAGGCGGAGCACAGTTCGGCGGATACGGATCAACCTATGACGTCCAGCTTGTCAACAAGAGCGGAACGGCGGCGCTCTCTGTTCCAACCGGAACCACTAATGTCACGGTTGCAGGGACTCTGAAGCTTCCGATCACCGGCTCGACGCAGTGCCTTCATGTTGATACGACCGGCGCGGTTTCAGGAATGGGTGCAGACTGCGGCACCGGGTCGGGCGCCGTGGCATCCGTCTTCGGGCGCACAGGAACGGTTACGGCCAACAGCGGCGATTACAACACGGACAAGGTCACTGAAGGCAGCACGAACCTCTATTTCACCAACGCGCGCGCCATTGCGTCTACCCTTACCAGCTACTCTGCCGGGTCCGGAACGGTAGGATCGTCGGATAGCATTCTTGCAGCCATCCAGAAGATTGATGGTAATGACCAGCTTAAAGCGCCAAAAGCCTCGCCGACCTTTACCGGGAAAGCAACAACCGCAGCGTCTGCATCTGGTGGGGCAGGGTTTAACCTTCCAAATGGAGCAGCGCCTTCGAGCCCTGCTGCCGGTGACATCTGGACCACGTCCGGAGCGGCTGGACTCTATTGGTACACGAACGGGACGACATATCAGGCAGCCCCAATTGATAATCCTACATTCACAACCGCAGTCACCTCTCCGCAGTATAACAATAGCGGCGGCACTTATACATCAAGCGCTGCATCGACGGACTATAGGTTGTATGCCTCGGGGGCTGGTATAGACCAGAAATACTGGGATCTTTTTGAAGACACGAGCGGAAATCTTAAAATTCGCTCAATCAATGATGCCTTTTCGTCAACAAACTTCGCCATGGTATTTACTCGGGGCACGAGTTATAGCACTTCGGCTATTGCGCTTTATACCGGCGCGGCTGGCAGCGCGGCTATTGGCCTCAATCTCGACAACACGCAGCATGTCCGCGTCGGCAACACGACAGCGCCGACTATCGCGTCAGGTGCGTGTGGGGCAACCACAAACGGCACAATCGCATCTGGCAGCAACGATCATTCCGGCACCGTCAATATCGGCTCCGCCACCACCACAACTTGCACGATCAGCTTCGGGTCGACATGGGTGACAGCGCCGCGCGCCTGCTTGATCTCCCCGGCTAACACGGCAGCTGCTACCTTTGCTACGACAAAGGCGTACGCCGCTCCTGGAGACATTTCGACCACCCAGTTCATAATCCGAGGGTCGGCTTTAGCGAATGCCAATTACAGCTACGCTTGTTTTTAAGGAAAGCATATGCTAACGTCACACCCACATACGCTAACAGTTAGGGGCTGACATGGCGTTCGACCAATCCCTCGCGTTCCTGTATCCCTGGGAAGGCGGCTACGGAAACGACCCACGCGACCCTGGCGGCGCGACCAACAAGGGTGTCATTCAGACAGAGTACGACCGGTTCCGCAAGGGCAAGGGGCTCGTCGAGCGGTCGGTCAAGTTCATTACTGACGACGAGGCGCAGGAAATTTACCTCGTCAACTACTGGACGCCGTTGAAATGTGCTAACCTGAACCCAGGTGTTGCTAACTGCGTATTCGACGCCGGGGTAAATAGCGGGATTGAGCGTGGCGCGCTCTGGCTCCAGCAGGCCATCAACTCACTCGCAGGGACGATCATCATCCCCGAGGACGGGAAGATAGGCGACGCGACGATCGAGGCATCGTTCAAGTTCGCCGCAGGAGACATCATCGACCGGATGCTTACGATCCGGCTGGCGTTCATGAAGCGGGCACGCAACCCTGAGACCGGGGCATCGCTCTGGGCCACGTTCGGTGGCGGGTGGTCCGCACGCATTGTCGGCGTCAGGAAGCAGTCGCATGAGCTGGCGGGACTACCGGAACCGAAGCCGGAAGCACCGTTCATCATCAGCATCAACTTCGGGCAACCTCTGGAGAAGCTAACAATGGGAAACATTATCTTTTCGATCCTGGGGAATGCCCAGGTTCAGTCGCTCCTGCGCTCCGCGCTTAAGCTCGGTGGCACAGCACTCTTCGTGAAGGCAGGGCTTGACCCATCGACGCTGGATGGCTTCATCGGCCTGCTCTTTACAGGTGTCGGTCTCATCCAGTCCTCTGTCGTACATGCTACTCCGGTAGCACCTGCGTCCCCTACGTCGGCAACTCAGTCGGCCTCATGAGCCTGCCGCGAATTGTAACACTCGAGGTCAAATTTTCTGCGCTGCAACGAAAGGTAAATCAGATGCAACTCGATCTCTCGAAGCTCCAGGCAGTTGTCGTGGCTCTCCAGGCTGGGCTCGCAAAGCTCGAAACGGATGTCCCCGCGGCAATCGCTGCTGCTGCTGCTGGTGTCGATGAAACGGCTAACCAAGCCGCCGTCGACAGCATCACTGCTACGCTCACGACCATGAGTGACGCAGTCGGCACGCTGGACACGTCCGTGGCTCCCAAGGCCCCGGTCGCGTAATCCAGCATACTAAAGAGGTGGCGATCCAATGATCCAGAACCCAGCCGAGTCGCAAGGTGCGCCTCTCCCCGGGATAATCTCGACGGGTGTGGTGCGAGCCGCGCCCCTCTCCGCTATCATGGAGGAGGAGCGTCGCAACGCGGCAGACGTTCAGGCCCAGCCGATCGCCACCGGTATCACTCAGCATATCAGGAAATGCTGGCAGGACGCGCGCTATGCCAAGCAGATGACTGTGGAGCCGAGGATGCTCCAGAACATGCGGGCGCGCCGCGGTGAGTACGACCCCGAGAAGCTTGCGCTCATTCGTGAGCAAGGTGGGTCTGAAGTTTACGCAGGCATCACGTCCGTCAAGTGCCGGGCCGCTACGTCCTGGCTGCGGGACGTGATGATGGCGACCGGGACCGAGCGCCCGTGGACGATAAAGCCGACGCCGGTCGCGAGCTTACCACCCGATCTCGCGGAGCGCGTTGTCCAGGCTGTGGCCGCACCGCTCGCCCAGCTGATGGGCCAGGGCGTACAGGTCTCCGACGCCGACTTGCAAGAGGCGATGTCCGACGCGCACGACTCGGCGCTCCTTGCAGTACAAGAAGACGCACGCAAGCGCTGCGATCGCATGGCCGACAAGATGGAGGACCAGTTACTCGAAGGCGGCTTCTTGCAGGCCCTCGACGCGTTCCTCGACGATATCACGACATTCCCCTGCGCCATCATAAAGGGGCCGGTGATCCGCAAGCGCAACACGCTACAGTGGGTTAAGGGGCAGAACGGACAGTATCAGGTTCAAATCCAAGAGACCCTCAAAGAGGAGTGGGAGCGCGTCTCCCCGTTTAATATCTACCCGTCGCCGGGCGCGACATCTGTGCAGGATGGTTATCTGATCGAGAAGCACCAGCTGTCTCGGAGTGACCTCAACGCACTAATAGGTGTCGACGGCTACGATGACTCCAGCATTCGCATGGTGCTCGACGACTACGGGCGCGGCGGTCTGAGGGAGTGGCTGACGAACGATATCGCAATGGCGAGTGCTGAAGGCAAGGCGACCACCCAGCTGGCTCAGAACGTCGACGGGCTAATCGACGCTCTCCAGTTCTGGGGAAGCGTGCAAGGTAAGATGCTGATCGAGTGGGGGCTCGACGAGAAGGAAGTCCCTGACCCGATGAAGGAGTACTACATCGAAGCGTGGCTCATCGGACAGTACGTTATCAAGGCCGTGCTGAACTACGACCCGCTCCAGCGGAAGCCGTACTATAAGGCCAGCTACGAAGACGTCCCCGGCAACTGGTGGGGCAACTCGGTGGCCGATCTTATCCGCGACGCGCAGACTGTGGCCAACGCGGCGGTGCGCGGCATCGTGAACAACATGGGCATCGCGTCTGGTCCCCAGGTGATGGTCAACGTCGAGCGGCTGGCCGCGGGCGAGGACGTGACGCAGCTGAAACCGTGGCGCATCTGGCAAGTGACCAGCGACATCACGGGCTCCACGCAGCCACCCATCGCCTTCTTCCAGCCGGACTCACGCATCCAGGAACTGGTGGGCGTTTTCCAGACGTTCTCGGGACTCGCTGACGAATACTCGGGGCTCCCCAAATACATGGCCGGTGAACCCGGCAGCGCAGGCCGTACGGCGTCGGGGCTCTCGATGCTCATGGGCAACGCAGGCAAGGCCATCAAGCAGGTGGTTGCTAACATCGACATTGGTATTATGACCCCGCTGCTCGAGCGGCTCTACGACCACAACATGCAATACTCCGATGATGACGAACTCAAGGGCGACGTGCAAGTAATTGCCCGCGGTGCCGAGTCGCTGATCAACAAGGAGAACGCGCAGCTTCGGCGCACCGAGTTCCTTCAGGCGACGGCAAACCCGATCGACGTGCAGATTGTCGGGATGCAGGGCCGCGCCGCGGTCCTCCGTGAGGTGGCGAAGAACCTCGACATGGATGTCGACAAGGTTATCCCGCCCTTGAGCCAGATGAAAGCGAAGGCAGTCGAGGCGCAGATGCAGGCGCAGCAGGCCCAAGGCGGCGCAGCACCTAACCCGATGCAGCCAAACGGCAGTCCTCCCGCCCCTGGTGGCGGTGAGACGCTACAAAATGGCGCACCCACTACAGATAATTTTTCACCAACAAGTTGACAAACACGCTAACATGGGCCATAGAACATGATAACAAAGCCAACACCTGCGGTGCTCCAGGCACTAACAAACCTAAGAGGCCAGACAGCGTGGTTGGAGATTGTTAAGTTCTTAGAGGACGAGTCGCGCGCGACAGACCGTGTACTAGCGGAAGCCCAGGAAGACTGGAGACTTCGGCAAATGCAGGGCAGGGCGCAGTTCCTAAGAGAGTTGCTCTCGCTGGCGCAGAACGCGCCGACGATACTTGAGAAGCTAAAAGGGTCCTCCTTTTAGTTTGATGCCAGCAGACCGTACCGCGAGCCGGACACCGCAAGGCCCGAGCGAAGCGTAGATCGGCGCAGGAGATAGAGAATGGCGATACCCAAGCGGATACAAGAACTGGCCGACGAAGCAGACCGGCTACACGCACAGCAGTATGGTGAGCACCCAGTAGAGCCTGTGCAGCCAGCGCCGAACGAACCAAGTTCCGAACCCGTAGGGGATCAACCAGTTGCTCCGCAGGTCCCACCTGCACCGGCACCTGTGCCACCGACACCTGTCGAGCCCGTAAGCGAGGAGACTTGGGAGCGGCGGTTTATCACCTTGCAAGGCAAGTACAACGCAGAGGTTCCGCGTTTATCCGCCGAAGTGAAGGTGTTGCAAGCCAAGCTTGATACCGCGACTGCTGAGGTAGAACGTCTAAGGGCAACGAAGGCCGAGGCACCGAAGCCGAAGACGCCACTGGTCACGGATAAAGACGTCGAAGCTTTCGGAAGCGACCTTATCGACGTGATCGACCGCAAGGCCCGCGAAGTCGCGGAGACCATGGTCGGCTCGACGGTAAGCAAGTTTGAAGACGAGAACCGGAAACTGAAAGACCAGTTGACTGGTGTTACTGAGCGTCAGGTGTCAAACGACCGGAAGGCATACTTCACCGAGCTGGCGCATCAGGTGCCGGACTTTGAAGCGCTTAACGTAGATCAGGGGTTCATGGACTGGCTTGCCGCTGTCGATCCGCTTAGCGGGTTCCCCCGGCAGGAATACCTGAACAAAGCCTGGACCGAGTTCGACGCGAACCGCACAGCCGCACTGTTCAACGCCTACAAGCAGTTGAAGGCTCCAGCTCCAGCCGTACTCGCCGCGCCTGCTACACCGCAGGATCAGGCGAGGCAACAGCTTCAGCGTCAGGTTACGCCCGGCAAGTCCAAACTGGCGGACATACCCCCCGGCGCTCCATCCAAGATATGGACAACTCAGGAGATCGAGCGGTTCTACGCGGACGTGAGAAGGGGAGTGTACCACGGCAAGGACGCAGAGCTGGCGCAAGTTGAGTCAGAAATAGACCAAGCTGTCGCGCAGGGCCGAGTCAGGTAAGACGCCCGCCCGTGCCTAGCTTGGAAACAAGCTAACGAAGAGGCACAGGCAAATGGCTATTACGATTTCGGGTTCGGGTACAGCTGGTGGGTTTACGTCCGCTGGCGCACAGAACACCAACCCGGCTGCATCCGGTACGTTTATCCCGACGATTTGGGCTGGCAAGCTCAACGTCAAGTTCTACAGCACCACGGTGTTTGGCGACATTGCTAACACCAATTACGAGGGCGACATCAAGAACATTGGTGATACGGTTATCATCAATAACATTCCTGATATCACCATCTCGAACTATCAGGTCGGCCAGACCCTGAGCTATCAGGTCCCCGTGCCGTCGAAGTCCACCCTGTCGATCAGTCAGGCGAAGTACTTCGGCGTCAGCGTCAACGACGTGATCGAGTACCAGTCCCAGCCCAAGCTGATGGACATGTTCACCAACGACGCGGCCAAACAGATGGCCATCGCGATCGACTCCGACGTTCTGCCGGGCACGATCATCAGCGCTGACTCCACGACTCGTGGTGTTGCGGCTGGTGCGAAGTCTGCCTCGTACAACCTCGGTGGCGCAGGCGCGTCTGTGAGTGGTGCTGATGCGGGCGCTCCGCTCTCGCTGTCCTCGTCCAACATCATCTCCGTGCTTACGGCGATGGCGTCGGCGCTTGACGAAGGCAACGTACCGGACACTGACCGGTGGCTGATCGTCTCCCCGCAGGTTCGTGGGTTGCTGATGAACTCCAATCTCCAGCAGGCTTACCTGACTGGCGACGAAAAGTCCATCCTGCGTAACGGCAAGATCGGCGTCCTGGATCGGTTCACGATCTATGTGTCGAACCTGCTCCCCGCGGGCACGTCCGGTAAGGATTTCAACGGTGGCACGCTTGCCAACGCGGTAGCCCGCAAGTGCATGGTCGCTGGCCACAAGTCGGCCATCACGTTCGCTTCGCAGATTGCGAAAGTCGAGAGCCTCCCGAACCCCGGAGACTTCGGTTCGCTCGTTCGCGGCTTGAACGTGTACGGCTACACTGTGCTGAAGCCCACCGCGCTGGTTCTTGCTCAGTATGCTTAACGGTTAGGGGGAGGCAAATCCTCCCCCACCTAACTCTTGGGTGGGTAAATGACCGTCGCAGCTACCAGCATACTGACGCGTGTCCGCACGCAACTCGTTGACACCGACACCTCACAGCCCAGGTGGACGGACGCTGAGCTATTGAACTGGCTATCGGATGGCGAGCGCACGATTGTCGCGGCGATCCCTTGGGCTTACTCGCAGACCACAACTGTAGCGCTTGCTGCGGGGACTCTACAGCAGCTCCCAGATGGCGCGAACACGCTTATCGAAGTCGTCCGGAACATCAATGCTGATGGGTCCGCAGGCGCACCATGCACCATGCTCGAGCGGTCGATCCTTGACCGGCAGTATCTCGACTGGCACACAAGCACCAACGCAAGCCAGACCGTGCTGCACTACATGTACGACGAGAACAACCCGCTCGTGTTCTACGTATTCCCCTACAACAACGGCAGCGGGCAGGTGGCGGTAAACTGCAGCATGACGCCACCCGACCACGTCGCCACAACTGAGAACATCTACGTGCTCGACATCTTCCAGACGGCCTTGGTCGACTATGTGATGTTCCGAGCGCACCAGAAAGACAGCGATTTCGCCGCGGGCCAGCAGCTTGCAGGCGTGTACATGCAGTCCTTCTCCGCGTTCCTTGAAGCTCGCAAGGGAGGGGCCAAATGACAATAGTCGCAACCACGATCATCAACCGCGTCGCCGCGCAGCTGCTGGACATAAACAACGTCCGGTGGTCACGGGAGTCTCTGCTTGACTGGCTGAGCACTGGCCAGCGCATGATCGTCATGATCCAGCCGAGCGCGACCAACACCATTGAGGTGGTGCAGCTGGCTGCGGGCTCGCGCCAGATCATCCCATCCAACGGCTGGATGCTGCTTGACATACTAAGGAACATGGGCGCGAGCGGGACGACACCCGGGCGGGCGATCCGGCTCATCTCGCGCAGGCTCCTGGATAACTTCAACCCCGACTGGCACTCTGATACCCAGAGCGACCCGGTCTACAACTACCTGTTCGACCCGCAGGATCAGATGGCGTTCTTTGTGTACCCGCCGTCGACAGGAAACAACAAGATCGAGATCAACTACTCCGCGCTTCCCATCCCGCTCGCCTCAGAGTCGCAGAACATCTTCGTGCCCGACGCGTATGAGGAAGCTCTGAACCACTACGTCATGTTCCGAGCGCTTTCCAAGAATGCCGAGTTCGCCGGAAGCCCCGAGGCATCCAAGTACCTTGACTTGTTCAACGCAGTGATGGGTGCTAAGGTGACTGCGGAACAGGCTAACAACCCGAACTTGGGTCTCGCTCCACCTGATCCGAACGCGAAAGGTGGCATCGCATGAGCAGCATTATAGCGGGTGGCAGCTTCACACTGTTCGCAGGCGCGAACACGCTTACCATCACCGACTCCAACATCACAATGGGCAGCACGTTTATCCCCACACCGGCCCCTGGCGCGGACCCGCAGGCGTGGGGCATTATGCCGTTCCTCCAGGTTACGTCACAGGTAGCGGGCGCAATCAGTTTTAAGTTTCCTCCACCAGATGTAAATCTCGACTACAAGTATTTCGTCCTCGAAGCCATCCCCGCGGGCGTGACCATCTCGGTGGGCTATGGGGCCTATGACAACTTCTTGCCCGAGGTGCTGCCTTACGTCCCGGAGTGTCCGGAGCTTGTGGCGATCAACGCAATCCGCAACGCTGTCATCGAGTTCTGCAAGAAGTCCGCGTGGCTCTTGAACGAGCAGACTTTCGATCTGGTTGCACTTCAGCGGGATTACCAGCTTACGCTGCCGGTCGAGACTGAACTGGTGCGTGTGCAGGACGCTTGGTATGACCACGTCCCGCTCAAGCCGAAAGGCGAAGACGATCTGAAGCGGCTCTATGGGCTCGACTGGCGCGTGGTGACTGGTCGCCCAGCTTACTACACTCAGCTGTCGCCGGACACTATCCGGTTGTGCCCCGCACCACTCTTGGACGAAGCTGCCGCGATCGACACGATGGTCGTGCTGACACCTACCCGAGCCAGCACGTCTTGTGATTTGACCATCTACGAACGGTGGCTGGAAGGGATTGCGTGTGGCGCAAAGGCCCGGCTGATGTCTCTCCCGCAGCAGTCGTTCACGGACCCGCAGATGGCCATGGCGAACAAGGCGATGTTCAATACGGCCATCGGAGAGGCGAGGATTGAACGCAACAGGGGCATGACTCGTGCTACACTGCACGTGCGCCCACCACGATTTGTGTGAGGTGACTAATGCCTGCCGTATTCGCTAACAATGCTTCGACGACATTGGCGTCTGGGATTACTAACACGGCGACGTCAATCACGCTTGCCACCGGCACCGGGGCTTTGTTCCCGGCGCTCACAGGGACGAACTACTTCTATGCTACCCTGGTGGATAGCTTGAGCGATATCGAGATCGTAAAGGTCACGGCGCGCTCGACTGACACACTGACGGTTGTCCGTGGCCAGGAGGGCACGACGCCTACGGCGTTCGCCTCGGGGTCGAAGATCGAGCTGCGTGTCACGGCTGCAGGGCTGGCCAACAAGGTCGCCTATGACGACGGGACTTTTGCTGTAGCACAGTCTCAGGTGACGGGGTTGGTGGCGGCGCTCGCAGCGATTACGGCGAAGCAGTTTACTGCTGGGACTCGGACAGTCTTCCATCAGGCTGCTGCGCCCACAGGCTGGACGCAAGACACGTCCTCCTCGTACAACGATATCACGCTCCGCATAGTGACGGGCGCGGGGCACGGCGGGTACAGCGCGGGGCAGGCGTTCTCGACTGCGGTGGCCGCAGGAACGGTGGGGACCCACTCGCTTACACAGGCCGAGCTACCGAATTGCACTTTCCCAATTTATGACCCAGGCCATGAGCACCCGATAAGGAGCGGCAGTCGTGGCGGGGACGCTGTGAGTGAGGGCGGTAGTCTTACGGGCGGCTCGACGTTTTATACGGACGCCGCAGCTACGAATATCCAGGTCTACTCGGGCGGCTCCGGTGCGGCGCATCCTCACACGTTCACTGGTGGCGCGCTCAACCTGAACTACACGGACTTCATCCTCTGTCAGAAGAACTAAGGAATGACCCAGATACCATACGGCCCAAAGAATTTGAATTGTCATCGCTGCCTGCCGAAGCAGGTGCCGATGGAGAAGGTCTGCCACAAGTGCTCGTTATGGATGCAGTTGCGCGGCAAGAACCCGAACACAGGACAGGATATTGACGAGTGGGGTTGCGTCGACAGGTGGCTCATGGTCGGGCTCCTCGAGATCGCCAAGATGGAACGCTCCACCGCGGCAGCGACTGAGAGCTTCCGGAACGAAGTTGTTGCGAGGGCGGAGAAGGCGGACATCATGCGCCGCGCGACTCAGATTATTCGTGGGGGTCCAGCACCACTTATGATAGAAGGAGACTGACGTGACAACCGAACAGGATGAAGCGAGTGACGCGGACCTGCTGAAGTCTAGGCATCATGAAGACTTATCGCGTGCGCTGGGTCGCGTGGAGGGCAAGATCGACATGCTGATCGCGTCTAATACCGCGACTGTCCTGCAGTGCAAGTCGTGCGAGTCGCGGTTCAGTAAGCTCGAGACGGACAACGCGAGGATCAAGGTGGTCGCCTACGTCGCGACTTTTGTGGCAACATTCTTAGGAGCCGAGAGGTTGGGCAAATTATTCCACCTCCCTTTTTGACATACCTAGCTGAACACGGTAAACATTTCCAGCAGAGTTAGTATGTGGGCAGCTGCGGCCCTACACGCAGTAGAAGCTAACATGGAGGCCAGAGTGGCTAACGAGGCAAAGCAGCATACCCCCATCAACCCGATGGGACTCAAGCGGGGAACCAGCGGCGACGCGGGCGGCATCATGGACGAAGGCGTCCAGGGCAAGAAGGTCTCGGTCGGCAAGGGCGAAGGCGGCCCTGGCCAGAAGTCTGGGGTTGACCCCAAGACCGGTGGCGGGCTCCTGCGCAAGGGCGAAGCGGCTGGTGGAGTCATGAAGTAATGGCGAAACCTCCGAAACTGTTCTCGGGCAAAGAGTCGAAGGCGGAAGAGAACGCCGAGACCAAAGCCGTTAAGTCCGGCAAGATCACCAAAGCTCAGTACGCTGCGGGGGAGAAACGCGAGGACAAGAAGGCCAAGAAGAAAGGCTAACCGGTGCCGAAGCTCCAGATAGTAGGGTTTGACGGGATCATCCCGCGCACGTCCCCAACGATGTTGGCGGACAACCAAGCGCAATTGGCGGAGAACGTCAAACTCTACTCTCACGAGCTGCGGTACTGGCGCGGCCCGGTGGCGCAAGTAGCCACCCTTCCGTCCAACGCTCAGAGCATCTACAAGTATTACGCCGCGGCCACGGACCCATACTGGCTGGCGTGGGCGAACGCGAACGTCGACGTGGTATTGTCGCCCCTGGCGGACACCAGCGACTACCGGTTTTATTACACGGGCGACGGCGTCCCAAAGAAGTCCAACGAGAACTTGGTTAAGACCGGCACCGGACCATACCCGCGCGGCTGGCTCAACATGGGCGTTCCTGCGCCGACTGCTGCACCTACCACTGCAGTAACCCGCGGCGCTGGTTCCACGGTTACGATATCCATCGCTAACCCGGCAGTCGTCACGCAGAACAACCACGGGTTCCTCGACGGCCAGATCGTTGAGTTCAAAACTACCGGCGCACTCCCTGCGCCGATCGTAGCGGGCACGCAGTACGTGGTGCTCAACGTCACGGCGAACACGTATCAGCTTGAGACGAACTTGGTGGGCGGCACCGCGATCGACACGAGCGCAGGCTCGCAGTCCGGGGTGCATACTGTCTACGCCGACGACAACAAGGAAGACCGGGTGTATGTCTACACCTACGTCTCGACGTTCGGCGCAGTCACCGAGGAGAGCGCACCGTCCCCGCCGACAGGTATCGTCTCGGTTTATCTGGGCAGTCAGGCCAACCCGCAGAACCCTGGCGCTGCAGTCATACCTCCCGACAAGGTCACGATCAGTGGGTTCACGTCCCCGCCGACGACGGGCTACAATATAACAGGCATCAACATCTACCGGAGCGTGAGCGGCACGCAGTCGGACACTTACCTGTTCGTGGCGTACATCCCTCTGAGCACGCACTCCTACGACGACACCTTTCTCGACTACGCGCTTGGAAACGCGATACCGACCATCGGCTGGTTCCCGCCGCCTTCGGACCTTGCTGGGCTGGTGGGGCTTCCATCCGGCGCGCTGGCCGGGTTCTCGAAGAACACGGTTTACTTCTCAGAGCCGTTCTACCCACACGCGTGGCCGATCGACTACGCGATCTCGTTCCCCTATCCTATCGTGGGCCTTGGCGTGTTTGCCACGTCTATCGCCGTGATGACCACGCGGTATCCCTACATCATAAACGGAGCCATCCCCGGCCAGATGTCGGTGCAGGATGTCCCCGCGCTCGAGCCCTGCCTTACCAAGCGCTCAATCGTTAGTTCAGCAATGGGTGTCTGGTACGCCAGCCCCAACGGGCTGATGCAGATCGGCCCCGGCCAGACGGATATCGTCACGAAGCCACTGTTCCGCCGCGACGAGTGGCAGGCGGTGCATCCCACAGATATTATCGCGGCGCTTTACGATACTAAGTACTTCGCGCTGTACGGCACGTCGGGATACACACCGTTCATCTTGAGCACGGACGATACGCCCGCGCTGTCCACGATCGACATCACGGCAGCAGCCGTCCACGTCGACGCGCAGAACGGGAACTTCTTCTACGTAGACCCGGCCTCGAACACGATCTACCAAGCCGACGCCGACGTGCTCAACCCGATGACCTACCAGTGGTTGTCGAAACGGTTCGTCCTCCCGCAGGCGATGACGTTCTCTGCGATCAAGGTCGATGCCGACTACGCACAGGAAGCGGTGACAGCGGCTTACACCGCGCGCATTGCCGCGCTGAAGGCCGCGAACGCGGCGCTGTTTAGCGGTGATCTCCTTGGCACGCTCAACTCCACCCCGCTCGACACGTACACGGTCAACGGCTCTGTACTGGCGGAAATCCCCGCACCGGCAGAGGCGCTCACGGCACAGATAACGATCTACGGAGACGAGGTGCCGCAGGCGACGATGACCTTCTCGGACTTCAACGTGCACCGCGTCCCATCGTTCAGGTCCAAGACGCTTGAGTTCCTTATCCGCGGGAACGTCAGCATTCGCTCGGTGGTGCTGGCGACGACAGTACAAGAGCTTGAGGGGCAATCATGAAGCGCTCCGCTATCCCATCACCACCATCTGGGTATCCAGATTTGCGGGAGATGCTAACCGCGATCAAGGAGAACGTGGAGTTGCTAACAGGCGTCCGCGGCACGAAGCTTACACCGTTGGCGAGTAATGCGACCCTGGTTGATATTGTCATCAAGATGAACCAGATTATCGACAAGCTCTCTTAGGAGACGACGATGGAATACTTGGTCCTGTGGGCAATAATTCTGGTCATCGCGCTGGCGGTGGCTTCGCTGCCTTATGAGTGAGCGCATGTCACGGTATTCGGTGGAGCGGGCGGACGACGAAGGGTATGCTTTTTTGTACCAATATACACCTGTTTGGTGGTGCCCTTGGACGAAGTCGATCGTTCAGAAATTGGATGGCGAGATTGTTGCAGCCATAGTATATCAGAGCGCCAATAAGCATAACGCGTTCCTACACGTTGCAGCGAGGCCAGGAGTACGCTGGGTCACACGGGACTTGCTCTACCAGACCTTTGCGTTTCCGTTTCTGCAGTTGGGGCTAGACCGGCTTACGGGATGGGTCGAGGAAGATAATCTGGCAGCGATACGGTTCGATACCCATGTTGGCTTCAGGCATGAGGCGACACTTAAAGGCGCAGGTAGTAGTGGTCAGGATGTTAGGTTGTATGCTATGTTTCGTGAAGATGCTAACCGATGGCTGGGGCTGAAAAATGGGTAGTGGATCAAAGGGTGTGAAAAGCGACTACGATCCTCAGATCGGCGCAGCCATGACGAAGTCCGCCGATACGGCGGCGGCTGCGCAGAACTGGTCGCAGAACTATTATACTAACGTCATCACCCCGATGCTGCAGCAGCAGAACCAGATGGCGGCGCGGGCTGAGGGCAACCAGAATACTATATTCCAAACCGAGCTGCCGCAGCTGCAGGCGCAAGCCGAGCAGTACCAGAAGTATGCGCTCCCCGCGCAGAACAGGTTCTACCAGCAGGCGGCGCAATTCTCGAGCCCTCAAGAGATGGAGCGCGAAGCTGGCGAGGCCCAGTCCGACTCAGAGCAAGCGATCGCGGCACAGAACGCAGCCCGTAACCGTCAGATGGCGAGCCTTGGTATTCAAGCAAACTCGCCCGCGGCGATCGAGGCCAGTCAGTCCGCGGCAGTTCAGAACGCGGCTAACCAGACTGGCGCGATGAACCGAGCCAGGAACACTGCCCGGCAGATGGGCATGAACGTGAGCGCCCAGGCCGCAGGCTTCGGCAATACCGGCGCACAGAATATCACGAACTTCGGAAGCGCAGCTGGAGCCGCAACGAACGGCGCGTTTGGTGTTGCGAACTCTGCGCTGAGTGGCACGAACAGTGCGGCGTCTGTGCCTATGGCGGGCTACAACACGGCGCTGTCCGGCTACAACAACAACGTGGACGCGTGGGCCAAGCTCGGCTCGGCCAACATCGCGGCAGACGCGTCGACGAGCCTTGGGACAGGGCTGGGCAAGCTGTTCGGTACGCTCGGTGGCGCAGCAATAGGCAAGTATGGCATTCCAGGAATTGGTTAGGAGACTACAATGGCCGCTGGAGCATTAGCGATCGCATCCAATTTCGCTGGAGGCGCAGCAGAAGGTATTGATACTGCGCAGAAGCTGCGGCTCGAGCAGTTAAAGTCCGACCGCGAGGATCAGGAACTCAAGCTTAAGCAAGCAGCAGAAGGCCGCAACGTCGAGCAGTTCGGATGGGCTCGTAAAGAGAACGAGCGCCACAACCAGATGCTGGATGAACTGAACGTCCCGGAGTACAGCGCAGCACCGGGCGCGACTGTGTCGCCTACGAACCCTGCAGCTCCCGCTCCATCTTACACAGAGGTGGCTCCAGCCAAAGGTGGCGTCGCTTCGGTTAGGAGCAACAACCCTGGCGCAATGTGGCCGAACCCTATCGCGTCACGTTTTGGAGCAACCAGCTATCAGAGCCTGAACGATGGTACAGGGCAGGGCAACAAGATCGCGATCTTCCCCGACGCGGAGTCCGGCGCAGCTGCGCACTTCGCGCTCCTGAATGAGAAGTACACAGGGATGCCGCTTAGCGCAGCGATCACAAAGTGGAGCGGCGGCAACAGTTCTCCGCAGTACACTGCACTGGTATCCAAGGCTACCGGTATCGCGCCCGGTGAAGTGCTCACGCCTCAAGTGTTGGCGAGCCCACGCGGCATTGCGCTCACGAAAGCTATGGCCCGTCAGGAAGCCGGTGGCGAGTTTCCGCTTTCGGACGAGGGATGGGCTAGGGCGCAGTCCCGCGCCTTCGGTGGGAAGACAGCTGCCGCCGATACCGGTACGGCTACCGACGCCGCGTTGCCATCAGCACCAGCCGCGTCAGATGGCGGCCCGAAGTTCATCAGCCCCTCTGGCGCGCCCACCAGCCCAGATGGCACGCCCGCGACAACAGCGCTTCCCACGGATGCAGCTGCACCAGCCACGGCAACACCCACAGCTAAGTACGTTAAGGTGATGCAGCCGGACGGCACAGTCGGCTATGCCGATGCCAGCAAAACCCAATCCCGATCGCCAGCAGACATCGCGATGCACCGTGCGCTTGTTGTTGGCAAGTACGACCCGGTGGCTGGGCAGAAGATGCTGGAGGGCGCGCAAAAGATCGCCACCGACCAAATCGACCTGACCGTCAAGAAGTATGGCCAGTCTGTTGCAGAGGCCCGGCGAGTGGCACAGACGGACCCGCAGCGAGGGCTCGCCATGCTGACGCAGGCATACAGTCAGGACCATCCCGACGCGATCACGCCGACGTTCCAGTTCAACAAGGACGGCACGATTGGCGCGGCGTACTCGATCAACACTGCAGCTGGTCCGGTAATCACAAAGAGCGAGATATTTAAGCCAACCGAAGACGGTAGACCTGCGCTCGATGCTGTCTTCGATAAGGCGTCGGCCTTGGGGACGCCCGATCAAATGCGCCAGCGCTTGCTTGACGACTCGAAGCTGGCGACCGACTTCTTGTCGCGGCAGGTGGAAAGGTCCAAAGCTGAGATCGCGAAGGAGACGGCACCATACGCGATCGAGGAGATGAAGGGCAAGCCCGCGCTCCAGGCAGCACAGACTGCGAACTTCGCCGCGGAGGCCGAGTACCGCAAAAACCAGATGCTGCACGATCAGCTGCAGCTCAAGGCGCAGGCTCGGATGAAAGCTGCGGAGGATGTCAACAAGTTAAGGATCAACGGAATACTGGACCCGGACCCTTTGAAGGCGGCCAAGCAGATCGGGGACATCTATACTCAGTACGGGCTGGACGCGGACGACAGGCTCGACTTCACGGGGAAGGGCGGCGCAACCAAGCCTGCACCCGGTGCCGGTGGTGCGCTTCCAGGGACGACGACAGGTCCGAACCCATACGCTGCACCAAGTCCAACCCCTGCGGCTCCAGCAGTGGCAGCATCAAAGGCGGCAGCAACAGCGCTTCCCACACCGGGGGCACCTGCGGCGGCTCCAAGCGGACCACCGGCCCCGATAGATGACTCTCCGCTAGGAGCTATCGGTAGGGGCGTGCATTCCATTATCCAGTCTCAGAAGCAGAGCTATCAGCAGACGGCGCGAGACCATGCAGACGCAGCGTGGGAAGGTGAAGCTGGCCAGAGTTACGCCAAGGTCAACTACGCCTACTACAAGAACCAAGCGCCTAACGCGAGTGACGTCAATGCGCTGGGTCGCAGTCTAAAGAGCTGGCCATGGCTCGCGGACAAGATGGACCCGAACGTAGTGAAGTACGTAAAAGAGCATACCAAATAGCGAGGGCAGAATGGCCGTCCAGTACTTTATCCCCGGCCTTGGGCTTGCCAAGTTCGACGACGGCACGACGCCTGAGCAGGCGTTCAAGATCGCAGGCGTTGACTTGCCGGAACCTGAGTCGAAAGGCGCGCAGCTCATCCCGAGCTTGAAGCGCGGCACAGGCCAGCTAATTCGTGGCGCTGGCTCCGCGCTTAAAGACATAGCACCCGAAACCGGTGAGGCGGTTGAGCAATACGGCAAGGGTGTCGAGGAAGCCAACCCGCCAGCATATCCCAATCTGTCGTCTGTCCACAGCATCGGCGGCGCGCTTGGATATCTGGGTGAGCGTACAGCTGAAGGGGCTCCCTTGCTTGTGGGATCGGCCCTGGCGAGCCTTGCAGGCCCCGAAGCCGGTGCCGCCACTATGTTCGGTGGCATGGCTGTGCCAGCTTACGGCGAGACCCGTGACGTCCAGCGTGAGACTGGGAACGACAACATCCCAGGGGCATTGGGTGCCGCGGCTGTAGCGGGTACACTTGGGGCCTTCGGAGGTGCGGGCGGCAAGGTGGTCAGCACGTTCGGCGGGGACTTGCTGCGAGCCACAGCCAAGGAGGCGGGTGAGGGCGTTTTCAAGTCTGCAGCCAAGGGTGCTGTCAAGGGTGCAGCGGAACAAGCCGCTATCAATCCGATCATAGGGGCGACTGAACGAGCGGCGGAAGGTAAGGACTTAACAAGCCCCGAAGCGCAGTCCGAATATCTTGAGCAAGCTGTATCTGGTGCAGCTGTCGGCGGTGTTGTCGGCGGCGCGCTTCACCCGTTCACAGGCGGGAAGAAGCCTATTGCCGAAACAGAGAACGCAAACCTTCTCAAGAGTGAAAGCCCCGACGCGGCTGTCAACCACGACCTCGACAAGGATTTGTTCGGGCGCACGCCCGCTGACAACCTGCCGATCGGACCCCAGGCACCGGAGAAGGCTCCTGAGTACACGCCTGATGATCTGGCTGGTCTGAAGGCTGAGAGGAGCAGGCTGCTGCGCGCAGCCGCTGACGCGGATACACGCGAGGACTACTACAAATATCTGGACGCGGCTGGTAAGATCGACCAGCAGCTCAACAAGCCCGGGATGCAGTTCCTGGACCGTCAGGTTAGTGGCAGGCAGGCGAGCGCGGACACCGGCCAGCAGCCGAGTTTGTTTGGGGCAGCCAGCCCAGTGGAACGTCCTGCGCCTCCCGCACCGTTGGCGCTCCCTGGCCCCGATAAGTTCAGGCCACCACTCTATGCGGACTCGCAGGGCAATGTAGGGCCGAACCCTGACATCAGGGCCACACGCTTTGCAGTCGCGCCCGAGGGATCACAGGGTAACTTGTTTACGCCTGAACCCGACCACCCGCAGTCCCCGGCTCCAGTACAGGCTGGTGGACAACCACCCACGCCACTAACAGGCGCTGGGCAGCCGAGCTTGTTTGGTGTGACGCCGACAGCCAGCGTGAAGTCCGACTTCGGCCCGCGTGAAGTTCTGCAGCGTATCCAGCGCGCGAGCTTCTACGAGAAGGACATCAAAGGCAAATCCCAGGATCAGCGCTCGCTCTACCTGCGCCCGATCGACGCCAAGTTCACGACTGATCTGGCTGACGGCGTGGCGCAAAACCTCGCAGCAGGTAACTCTGCCGGGGCGCAGCAGCATATCGACCTGCAGCTTCAGACGCTCCAGGACCACCGAGGCATAGGCTCCAAGGGGATCGAAGTCCGCAAGCAGGCGCTCCAGGCCGCACAAGAGATCGTCCACGACTATAACGCGCGGATGGTCGACGCCTACGCACAGGAAGCTAAGCAGCGCGCACCGGAGCCGGGAGCACAGGTCTCGACCGGCCCCACAGGGATGTCGCCTGACGAGATGGTGGCGCAGCAGCGCCAAGCCGCGCTCGACGCTCAGCAGCAGAAAGCCCAGGCCGACGCAGCGACACAGCAACAGGCGAGCGCTGCCGACCAGCAAGCGCAGGCCAACCAGACGGTGGTGGACAGCCACCGCAACGCCATCGTGCAGAAGGTTCTCAACGATCATACCGAGACGAACCATCGGGCGCGCATCGAGGAAACCCTTAAGCGCAACGGGCTCGACCCCGAGTTGCGTCCGCATGAACGCGAGGCCGTGGATAACGCGCAGCGACTTCAGCAACGGCGCGCCGAAGCGACCGATGCGTTCAGCAAACCTGACGTAGTACCTGACACCAACCCGAACCAGCCGATCTTCGAGTATAGTCCGCAGGACCGTGGCCCCGGCGAAGGAGGCGGCAACGCTCCACGAGAGAGCAACACCACGCGCGGCTACCACGCGCCCGAGAACTTCAAGATGGAGGCCCAGAGCGAGGACGCCTTCCAACGGCTGGAGGACGCACGGAAACGACGCGAGGCCAGGGAGACGAAACCCGAACTCGCGCCGACGCGGAACACGCGCCAGGGAGAGATGTTCACGCCGACTGGAAAGGTCAAGAAGGCCGTCGACAACCGGATCAACCGCGACCCGAACGCGCCCGAGAACTTCAAGCTGGAGCGTCCGCGTCCCGAGGACATCCACGAGCCTGCGCCTGACGCTGCACCACAGGATGGTCTGAGCTTCACCCCGAGCAACCGCCAGGGCGAGATGCTTACGCCCACCGGCAAGATCAAGAAGGCGGTGGACCAGCGCGCGAAGAACAGCCCCGAGAACTTCAAGCTGGAGGCGCAGACACCTGACGACTTCCCGGCCCCACGTGAGCCAGCTGCCGAGCCTGCGCCTGCGCCCGATAAGCGCCAGGGCGAGATGTTCACGCCCACCGGCAAGATCAAGAAGTCTGCCGACCAGGGGCCGTTCAAGACGATCAAGCCCGAGACGAAGGGCGAACAGATCAAGCGCGAGGTGGCGGAAAAGAACGCCGCAACGCGTGAACGTAAACCAGTGGAACCACCAAAGGAGGAACCCAATGCCGTTGCAGCAAGGCAAGAGCCGGAAAGTAATCGGGGGGAACATCAAGACCGAGGAGAGCGTGGGACGTCCGCCGAAGCAAGCGATCGCAATAGCCTTGAGCAAGGCAGGCAAGAGCCGGAAGCAGAAGGCGGCGAAGTAACCTACGACTCCGTCCTTAAAGATGCCGCGCACTACGCCAGCGAGGACTCAGGTCTCCTGAAGCCCTATGAGTTGCAGAAGCTCAGGCAGATGGCGCAAGGAAAAGCTGTCGACCCCGGCAAGCTTAAGGAGCTTCTCGACGCCGCGGTGCAGCGCAACTCCGAGCGCTCCATGGCGGAAGCGTACGGTGTCAAGCGCAGGCTCGACGACGGCAGCGAGACGAAGCACCAGCCGTACACGAGGGAGGACGGGCAGTACGCCTACGACACGCTGCGTGACCGGCTCGACGAGCTGGGGATGCACGACGCCGGGCTGCATATTTCGAGTGAGCTGATCAAGACGGCAGAGGGTCCGGCCAAGGGCGCGTACGCTCCGATCCGGAAGGTTATCGCTGTGGCGATGGGCAGCGCCAAGGATATGTACACCACGTTGAACCACGAGGTGATCCACCACATTGTCAACATCGGCGTGATTACCAAGCCCGAGTACAACACGCTGGTGCGTGCGCTGCGCAGAAACAAGGACCTGAGCGACGCGATCGACAGGGCGTACAAACGTATGTCTCGTGCCGACCGCGACGAGGAGCTTGTGGCGGAAGGCTACGCCCGCTGGGTCAACGGGGACCAGAGCATTCTCAAGTACGAGAACCAGCCGCGCGGCTTGTTCGACAAGATCAAGCAGTTTTTCGCCGCCATCAAGGACGTGTTCAACAAGCAGGGACACGACACAGCCGAGGACGTCTTCTCGTCCATCGACGGTGGCGAGATGGGGATGCGCGAGCGCCCGGGGAACCAGGTTTCTCCTGAGTTTACTAAGGCGCGTGCCGCGGCGATCACGAAGGATGCTCCAGATGTATCCCGAGAAGTTGTACGCAACGTGCTCGACACGCTGAGCAACGCGGCGCGCAAGGGCGTCGTCAAGATGGCGTTCACCGAGGACCTCGCCTTGATGGCGAAGAAGTACATGCCTGCGGCTGAGAAGTACATCCACGCTATGGGCGTCAAGATGCGCGCTGGTAGGCAGTACGACGAGCGGCTCACCCAGGTGCTCAACCAGTTCCGCGGGCTGGACTCTAAGCTCCAGGGCGTCGGCGGCGACACGGTCAACGGCATGATCCAGGCCATCGACGAAGCCAAGGCGTGGCCCTATGACCCTGCGCATCTGGCGCACCTTACCGGCGTGCCACGCGCCGACGCTGACTTGACAGCGCGGTTCAACGCCATGGAGAAGGCGAACCCGGCAGCGGCTCAGATCGTGAAGGATGTCTTCCAGACGAACCACGAGATGCTGTCAGCCGTGAGGGACATCGTCAAGGAAGTCTCTGGCGACAAAGGGCTCTCGGAGTTCAAGACGCTCTTGGGCATTGACGAGTCGCAGCCGTACAACTCGCGCCGCCGCCAGGGCGACTACGTGGCGTTCGCCAAGAGCAAAGAGCTTAAAGACGCTGAAGCCAACGGCGACCACGCAAAGGTTGACGCACTAAGGCAAGATGAAGACCATTACTTCTTCCAGATGTACGACACGTTCCACGAAGCACAGGAGGCGGTACGGCAGCTGCGGGACACCAATCAGTACCACGAAGTCCCCGATGCCATAGAGGCAGACAAAGCGAGCGACCAGATCGTCGGCGCGCGTAACATGATGCTGGCCTTCCAGCAGCTGCAGCATTACATCCGTGACCAAGTCCCCGCTGGCGCGATCAACCAGCAAGTCTTGAACGGCGTCACCAAGCTGGTCAACGATCTGTACATCCGGTCGCTGCGCCAGTCGTCCTCTCGCAAGTCCGAGATCAGGCGCTTGGGTGTTGCCGGTGGCGACATGGACATGATGCGGAACTTCGTCACGCAGGCCCGCGCGCAGGCGCACTTCATCGCGTCGATGCAGCACAGCAACGACATCTTCGACACCATGTCCCAGATGCGGGAGCAGTCGAAGAACAGCACCCTGGCGTCGTCCATCTACAACGAGATGATGGCGCGGCATGTTAGTGGCATGACCTACAGGCCGAGCACACTGGTTAATAGACTAAAGGGTCTCACCGGCTCTTACATGATTGTCACCAGCCCCGCGTTCTTCTTAGAGCAGGGGCTGCAGCCGCTGATGCTCTCTGCGCCGTGGATCGGTGGGCGGCATGGGTGGATGAACGCTGTGTCCGAGATGGGCAGCGCATACAAGCATATCTGGAAAGTGTGGGGCAACCCGACCGAGCAGTTTGATCTCACGAAGATCGCGGACGCCTACAAGGACAAGAAGCTTGGCGCGGCCATGCAGCTGGCAGCGCAGGACTTGACGAAGCGCGGCATCATCGACGTGGGGCTCAACCAAGAGCTGGGCACGTTCCACTCGCTGGATGACCACGGCCAGAACCCGATCGACAAGGTCATGGGCAAGTTCTCCGAGGCGACCCGGAAGGTGGAGTCGTTCAACCGTATCACGAGCGGGCTAGCGGCATACAAGCTGGAGCGCCAGAAGCTCACGGCTAAAGGCAAGCTCACAGACAAGGAGATACACGAGAAGGCCGTCGACTACGCCTACGACGTGGTCTACAACACGCACGGCGCGTACGACGGGTTCAACGCGCCCCAGTGGATGCGCGGCCCGGTGGGCAGCTTGCTGACGCAGTTCAGGAAGTTCCAGCTGATGCAAGCCACGTTGCTCGCGAAGATGGTGCACGGCTCCATCCAGGGCGAGGACCCAGTTCATCAAGCGCTGATGCGCCGGGCAGCGGCCTACACCGTGGCGCACGCCGCCGTGATGGGTGGCATGATGGGCTTGCCTGCGATGGGGACCGCCACGTGGATCATCAACAACCTGTTCTCCACGGCGAACGATCCCTTCGATCTCGAGGACGAAGTCCGGAAGATGGCGGGCGACGACTCAACGGCTAACATACTACTGCATGGCATCCCGACGTTCGGTAAGTACGGTCTTGATCTCTCCGAGCGGGTGGGCATGGGCGGCGCGCTCTCGCTGTTCCCCTTCGCCAAGGACGAGCCGGGGACGACCGAGCGCAAGTCCTACGAGTCGCTGCTGACAGCTGCGGCTGGCCCGGCGCTTGGGAGCATCCCGTTCCAGGTGGCGGACTCGCTCGATCTGATGCACAAGTGGCAGTACTACAAGGCCCTCGAGAAGCTGATGCCGAAAGGGTTCTCCAACATTGCGAAGGCGATAAGGGAAGCCAATCAGGGCGTCACCAACGCCAAGGGCGACACGCTTATGAAGCCCGAGGACGTCAGCTTTTTCCAGTCTTTCTGGACAGGGCTTGGCCTCAAGACGTCCGCGATATCGGAACGTCAGGAGAAGTCCGGACTTCAGTCCGAGAAGGAGCAGTTCTACAAGGACCGCACCCAGAGGATCGTGCTGGAGTTTACTCAGGCGCGGCAGGAAGGTGACAGCGCAGGAATGCAGGACGCACGCGAGAGGTTCCGTGCGCTCCAAGACGCGAAGTGGAAGGAAGGGTTCCCGCGCTCACCGCTTAGCACACTCATGGGTGCGGCGCAGAGCCAGATGCTTCGCCAGCGTGCCACGGTCGAAGGCGTCCAGTACAGGCAGCGGTCGCCAGGACTGCGGCAGGCACGCGAGGAAGCCGAGGACTAAACGAAAAAGCCCCGGCTAACCACCGGGGCAACTTCTAGGTCACGCCACTGCTTGGCGGCGTACCGGGTGGGACACCTTGTGCCGTCCCTTCTCCGAAATAAAATGCCTTACCTTCGTCTTCTCCGTCCGAGATGGGATTGGCGTAGCTCCAAAGTGTTCGTCGAGTATCGCGTTGACTTCATCTTTTAACTGCTTGTTGTCGGCCATTATCATCCCCACTTGTCAATGCTGTAATCTTGTCGGCTAAAGGTGTGTCCCCGAACACGTCACGCATTGCACTGGGGCTAATCTCCAAACTCCTTGCACGGTTGCCCGCGTATCCCGACGTTCCCTTTCCTAGGCAAACTTGGACTGTCTTGTCCTTTACGATCTGGTTCGCCACGAGTTCGCGACGCATGTCCTCGTAGGCTACTGAATGTTTCACGCACCACTTCTTGGCGGCGTCACTCGCGATATAGATCACCTCTCGGACTGCCGTGTTGCCGGGGTCCGCAAGGATTATGCGCCCTGTAACTGGTCCGACGATGGGACGCTCCACTCGGATGGGGCCGTTGTTCTGGCCGTCACCGATCGTGGTTAGGATGCCAGGGCCAAGGTCGAGTAGCATGTTAGCGAACTGGTCGAGCATCGTGGGCACGTTACTGCTGATCTGCCACCTGTTAGTTTGTAGTTGTTTTTTTATCCATGACTTCATAGCTGCTTGGTCGAATTGGACAAGCCCGAGCTTCCTGCAAATCGCCAGTGATGTCAACACGCAAGCGTGCAACGCAGACCAGTAACGCTCGCCTTGAGTGATGTCATGGTCGACGTCGAACCGGTCCTGAACTGCCGCCAGCATCTTCCGGATTTTATCTTTGTTTGCAACTACATACTCCATGTACGCGCGACCGGCGTGCCCATAGTTCTCGTCGAACTTGCGGAACAACGGCTTCGCCAGACGCTTGTCGAGTGGCGACTTGCAGGCGACTGTGAACTCCCACACGCGGGACATTTCTGCAGACGCATCAGCACGATGGACTGACAACTTCTCCGTGATCAGATTGTTCCCAGACGCCAAAACAATCGTGCTCCAGTTAGCTGTTTTCTGCAGCTTGGCGTCCTGCGACATGCGCGCCTTGCCCTGGCCTGCGGACACGGAGTAGACGAGCTGGCTGGCGAAATCAGTCTTGGAGTTGGTGAACTCGTCGATCACCACCGGCAGGTTTTGCATGACGCCTATGTGACCATATAGCGCGTTGATCGTAAAGCCACCTTCCTGGCGCACGAGGTTCGCAGGGTTGCCCCACGCAGACAAACCTACCTTCTGCGCAGTCGTCTTGCCGAGGCCCGTGTCTTTGGAATGCGCGTAGACGATGACACCACCAGCGGACCCCATGAGCAGCGACCACAGCGGAGCAGCGAACGAGCCCAGCACACAGAACTGAAGCGCTTCAAGGCCGGGGTGGTTGTACGCCTTGTCGACGGCGTCCACCCAGGTGTCGAGGTCTCCACTCGGTTCGAAGAACTCTGCGTAGTCTGCAGCAGCCTCACGGAGTACAGCCTTGCCGATACCAGTTCCGTGGAGGTTGTCACGTCCGACGATGAAACCACCGTTGTGCCAGCCGTACTGAGTGATGCTCGGTGTGGCAGCGTAGGTCTGGCGCAGGTGTCCGACCCATGCGTTAAGATACTGTTGGATGGCGATCTTGTCTTTCTGGTTGAGGTTCATCTCACGTGATCCCAGTTCTGAGAACAGCTTCGAGCCGCCCTCCGCGACCACGCTCGAGTCCAGTGCAAACTCAGTCACGTCACCGCGCTCCTTCTCCATGTACATGTTCATCGAATAGACTTTGGCCGACGTCTCGACGCGAGCGATGGGCCATAGTTTATATGGGAGCAACGTGCTCTTAACCCAGCCCGGGGTTGTGCCACCTTCGCCGTCCTCGATATCCTCCCAGTGCTCGACCCAGAGAACCTCTTTGCCTTTGGTGCCAGGGTACAGGCCCCAGCCGTAGTGCTCGGGGAAGTCTGGGATGTCCGACGTGGGCGGTGGAGTCGTTGCAGTCGCTTGTACAGTGACTTGGTCAGTCACGACTGCAGCCGGTGCGGCCTCGCCCAACTCGATCGGGGATTTGATGTTGCCGCGGTACTTGCAGGACTGGCAGCTTGCGAAGCCGTCGCTCATTTTGTCACAGGTCGTAGGACCACTTAGCCCAAGCGAACGCTCGATCCTCGTCTGTGTCTCCAGGCGGCTGTAGTTCGGGTGGCCCTTGCTCCACTCGTGGCAGATGATGCCGCCCTGCTTCGTCCGTGCCAGGACTCCGATCGCCGCGTACCAGTGTGGCTCCGCGATATTGCCGCCCGTGTCTCGCATCGCGCCGATTGCGGCGCAGCGATCTGCGATTGCGTTTGCGTCCGATGGCTTGAACTCCCGTCGTGGTGATGCGAGGTCTGCGTTATCTCCTGCCAGTCTTGGATCGACAGCACCTTCGATGCCAAGGTCGTCGGCCTCGCCAACGTACTTGGTGAGCTGCAGGTGGAACTCTGGGTGTGTGGTGATCTGGCCTTTGTGGAGTAGCTTGACCGGCAGGGGGTTGCTCGGGTCTTTGTGGTTCCGTGTCTCTATGCACCGGAGGACGCTTGCTCGATCGGTCGATCGAGAATAGTCCACTTGAAGTTTGAACTTCTTAGTGGCGCGCTTCAAGAGTTCGGCGGTCTGTGTCCAGTTCGCGGGGGTTATATCTTCCGGAGTGCAAAAGTAGATATGGATACCCTTGCCAGATGACACGATCATCGGCGTAGGCAGGCCGACCGCCTTGCAAAATGCCACGACTGCTTTAACAGCAGCAGCCTGCGTAGCGTAACCTTTTCCTGGGCCGCAATCCAAGTCGCACCAGAAGGACCGCGCGAACACTACGTTATCTTGTGTCCTGTTGTTAGCTTGTCCATAGGTGGCGCATCCGAAATAAACATCGACGCCCTTGGCGTCTACGCGCCTACTGAACGCCACCAACTCCTCATTCGTAGAGAAGAAGACGTTGCGAAATTTCTTAGCTTGAAGTACGCCAGCACACCTACGGCCTTGAGCGGGCAGAACGCGCCCGAGGAAATCCAGCATGTCCATGAGAGTGTCCCAATGTTAGGCGTTGACGGGCGTGGTTAGTATTCTCTCCGCACTCCACCCTCGCTTGAGACGCATTCGTAATGTAGTCTGCTTAATACCTAAATCGTCAGCCCATGCTGCTAGGCATTGTACCTTCTCGTCGTGCTCTAGCAACACGTTGTCACGCCTATTACGTGCTTGCTCTGATAGAGTAGCCCACTTGCAGTTGCCGGGTTCGTAGCCCTTGTTGTTGTCTATCCTTTCAATCGTATGATGTAGTGAGGGCTTCGGCCCCATGTCAGTTAGGAAGTTCTCGAACGATGTTAGCCACCTGTCACAGACAGTAATGCCGCGGCCACCATAGTATTCGAAGCAATCGTTGTCAGGCTTGGTGCATCGCCCGATCATCGCGTGCCAGCTACCATACTCTGGTGTGCGAGATTTTCCATCCCAGCCTGCGGCAACCATCCGCAGTTCACGCCTATGACACCCGCAGGATTTCGTATTGCCGCGCTGCAATTCACCTCCAGACACCACGCGCACGGTGCCGCACTCACACGCGCACTCCCAACTACACGATTTACCGCCCGATCCTTTGGTCGCAAGGCGTACCACAGTCCAGTGTCCAAACGTCTGTCCAGTCAAATCGAGCGCGCGCATAAGGCCCCCTTGCATGTTCTGGGATTTCTACGCGGCACAATTGAAATGTCAGTCTTTAGTTTTCGGAGTTATCTTTCCAGCCAACTGCCTCAAGGGCAGTGCGGATGTACAGGCCCCTCTCGCGACGCGAGATAGTGCGAGGGACAGGGAAGGCTCCACTATCCACGCATAGCCTAACGCTGTCAAGTAACCTGCTTACTCTACTTATCAGCAGATGGTGGGGATGATTGCGGCCATGCAGCCACAAGGAGGCCGTGACGCGACTGACGCCTAACAGTCTGGCTATGTCGCAGGGCTTAAGCTCTGCAGCCTTGACATATCTGAACATCAGTCGCGTCTCCCCCAGTATGGCTTAGTCGTCGTTGTCCAGACCAGCAAGGATGTCATCGAGTGACTCCTCGTCAGCCTCTACGACCTTCGGGGCGGCTTTAGGTTTCGGCTCGGCCTTGGGTTTCGGCTCAGCCTTTGGCTTGGTCTCGACCTTGACCTTCGCGGGTTCAGGCTTCGGCTCCAGAACCTCCTCGACGTCTGCCTCGGTGGCGGTGTGCTTCTTCACCACGGTCGGCTTCGGCTTGGTGGGGAGGCGATCAACTGTTGCCTCCATCGACGACGATGGCCCCATCAGCCTAGCCGGTGGCGTGCCTTCGATGTCCAGCGTTTCCTGCGCCGGGGCCATGCCGGTGATCTCCGCGATGACGGGCCGCTGCAGCACGTCGATCACGATGTCGGCTTCTACGTCAGACAGGAACCGCGTCGGCTTAAACGTCAGCTTCGGATGCGCCACCGTGTGATCAAAGGCGATCTTGGTGACGACAGCCTTGTATGGCACCCGACGTCTCGTGAGCAGGTCAGCGTAGGCCGTCAGCTCCTTCAGGGTGGCCGCAGGGATGCGGAGCAGCATCGGGTTCTCGAGATCGTTGAGAGACGCCACGGCCAGCCTGCGGCTGTCTGAGCACGACTTGCCCTTGGCACCGTTCTCGGTGATGCGCGAGCCCCACGCGTTGTGTGGGCAGATGGCGCACTTGGTGCACTGAGGCTCTTGCGCATCAGCGCCGGGTGCCTTGCCGTCGTTGGAGTAGCACGTGGGCTTCTCCTCGGACCCCTCGACGTAGCCGCCAGGATAGTAGACTTTGGAGATGCCGGGGTTGGCCTGGAGGATCACCACCTCGATCGAGCCCTTGGCGTCGCCGTCTTCGTTGGCGATCAAGGTCTTCTCGTCGCCTTGACAAACGTGAAAGACTTTTCCCTTTATGGAAATTACTGGAAAAGAATTACCTACTCCGGATGAAAGATCAGTATTAGTGTCTGGACTTCCGAAGGCATTGCGAATGTGAGCCGGAAGGTTGCCGGTATCGCCATTGAAAAGGACGAGTTCGCCCATAGTCTTGTCTCCTTTGAAAATTCTTTATGAACGCCGCACGCCGATGGTCTGCACCTCACGCCAGTCCACGCCGGGCGGGAGATCGTTCTTCTCTTCCTTGAACTCCACGACGCCTTGCTTGGCGACGCGCTTCTCTAACATGTGATACGCCTCGTTGGCCAGCACGTATGCCAGGAAACTATCCCAGTCCGCCACTGTAGCAGATGTCTTCGTGGTTTTGAAGAAGGTCCCTGCCTCGGTGCGGATGCTCTCCGCGTTAGCAGCTTGCAGGTGCGCCAGCAGTCGGGCGTCCAACTTGTCCATGGCTTCCTCGATCTTGGCGATCTCTTCCTTGAACTGCTTAGCTCTCGCTGCCTTCATGTCGCGCAGCTTTACATAAGCGGCGACTACTTTGTTTGTGTCCATGTCTCGTCTCCTTAAGTGTTAGCTACCTTACACCAGTTAGGCAGCTATGTCAATAGTTGTTAGCAAGTTTCTGGTCTATGCTTCACCATCTGTGAGCATGTTAAGCAGTAACCCTTGAAGTGACTGACGCTTACGCAACCGACTGTAAATCCGCTTTTCTACGGGGCTCCCCATCATGTGTGTGATGAACGTCGTCCTCGTCTGGCCGGGCCGCGTCACGCGAGCGTTGGCCTGCTCGTACTGCTCGCTGCTGGTGGGCGGCCCGAACCACACGATGGTGTTCGCTGCTGTCAAGGTTAAGCCGTGACTAAGTGTCCCAGCGTTGGCGACCAAGACGCGCATCTCCTTGGCCTTCTGGAACTCACGGAAGATCGTATCGCGCGCCGACTTGCTGACGCCACCATGCACCACACCAGTTACATGATGCTCGCTTACCTTTGCAGCGATCTGCTCAAGCGCTGACGTAAAAGGCACGAACACTAGAACATTCCCCTCCGACTGCTCGATGATCTCCAGCAACTCACTGATGCGTGTGGAGACGTCGACGTGGACCGTGTTGCCTTTGGGGTCGTAGGCTGCACCACAGCAAATCTGCAAGAGCTTCCCGAGCTTGACCGCCTCGTTGACGGCGAGCAGACTCCCGTTAGCAAGCTCAGCTTTTAGGGTTCCGAGCATCTGCTTGTAGGCGGCCCTCTGTTCACTGGTCAGGTCGACGCTTCGATCCATGTAGATCGTCTCAGGCAAGTCTGTGCATTCAGAGCGCACGAACCTGATGCTCGGACGCATGAGGGCCGCTACGGTATCGAGGGCGTCATCGCGTGGCTCCCACTTGAACATGGATTTCTTTTTCATAACCATGTCGCGGAACTGGCCGAAGAACTGCGGCACCCTGCCGGGCAGCACCAGCTTGCACTGACCGTACGCGTCGGTCGGCTCGTTCGGTGTCGGCGTCCCGGTCATGGCCCACAGTCGCGTGCGACCGCGGCAGACTTTGTTGAGCGCCTTCCACAGGGCAGTCTGCGCGTTCCGGAACACAGCGACTTCGTCTACAATGATGGTATCAATTTCGGACTTCGCCTCGAGTTCCTTGGCGATTACCTCCACGCCGTGGTGGTTCACGACGTAGACGTCGAACGAATTATTTGCGAGGAGCTTGAGTCTCCGCTCCTTGCTCCCGTGCAGCACGGCCACTTGCAGGTGTGGCAGGTTGCCGAATATCTCGTCGGCCCACACGCACTCCAGCGTACTAAGGGGTGCGACGACCAAGAGCTTCTGCGTCTTGCCGATCGAGCGCAGGTAGTCCCAGGCCCACAAGCAAGCAAGCGTCTTGCCGGTGCCCATCTCTGAGAGCACGAACCCTTTCGGGTTCACTGTCAGGAATGACGCGGTCGAGCGCTGCGCCTCGAACGGTTTGAACCGCCCGGGCCAGTCGTAGTGGTGCTCGATCGGACTCGGCGCTGCGTGCCCCAGGTTCCGGAGCACGATGGTTTCCTCCAGCCGGTGCGGCACAGCAACG